TTCTCTTGTATCTATCTCTTGGGCTATTTTCATTGTAGAAGTTTGCACCTCTTTTAATTCCATCAACACCTATAGAAAAATATCTCTCATCCACATTTCTATTTCTGTCATCACTTAGAATTCCGCAATCAAGCATCATTCTTTGACGACCAAGTTCTATCATTTTATTTTTTATAGCAACTCTCATATAGCCTTCTTCAGCCATTCCATTCGGATCTGAATGAAAGCATAACGACTCATATCTTGTCACTTCAGCTATTTGAAAAGAAACGTCGCATCTTTCAAGCTTATGCAAGTCACGTTTTGACTTTATTACCTCAACATGATCTCCAGAATCGAGAACTCCTTGAGTAAAAGATTCCATTATCTGATCTGTTCTTCTCTTTGTGTAACATATAGCTACTTTCATTAGAGATAACTCCTCCAAAGTTCAGCATAGTCTACATCTTGCCAGTTCTCAAACCACGGACCACCATTCGTAAAGTGTATGACTGCGGGCGGAGTTTCCGGTTTGTCATACTCACCCTCTAACCAATTCCACTCAAGAGGAAGCTCTCCAATCTCTTCATCTTTGAGAAATTGAAATCTGTGCAAGAACGCGCCAGACTCTTCGCTAACTATATCTTTTGTCAGTGCTTTGTTAGATGGGTGTCCGCAATTCCATAAAATACAGCTAGACCAGTTTTTTCTTGGGTAAGAAACCTGTTTTTGTCCGTCCATTTTTACAGCGTTTCTGGGTACATAATCATGTTTGACGCACATTAGTGCATATTCGTCATCTGCCATAGCGAACAACTCAGCCACATCTTTCGTAAATAGAAAGTCACAGTCTATAAACAATGCCCAGCCGTTGTAATCCGCTAGGTATGGCGTTAAAAATCTTGTGTAGGTGAATTCTACAGAACCAGCTTCTGGTTGTGGTCTGTAATACTCGCCAATTTCAATCAATGCTTCTCTGACAATCGGTACGATTTCGAGTTCTTGCGATGCGTGTTCTTTTAGGGATTTAACACAGACGTTGTAAGCGTCTGTTTCTCTACTATCCCACCCGATAAAAACTTTAAGTGTCATTTAAGAATACCTCTAAGTCCTCTGGCGTTCCAAGACCCCACATTTTGTCGATGTCGAACACCTTAATTTTTTTCTTATCTTCTATAGCTTCGTTAAATACAGGACAAACATAAAACTCATTGTTTACCCGTTTGTCTTTTTTAATCATTTGCTCGGCGTATTTTACATAGTCACTGCCTTTAGACCAGTAATACACACCTACCGTTGCCTTGTTGCTAATAGGTTTCTTTTCAGCAACCTCGGAAACAAAACCGTCGTCATCAAGCTTTGCAAAGCTCCACTTTGGATGAACAGATTCAAAAGTTAAAATTCCACCATCTACTCCTGAAGCTTGCATTGAATACAAGAATTCATTACTATTCCAGTCAATAAACTGGTCGGAATTTGCTGTTAAAAGCGGCTCGTCGTTGTCGATAAATTCTTTTGCCAACAATGTCGTGCAAGCCGCGCCTTCAGTTACTCCGTCAACTTGAACTATTTCACAATTAGGAGCTATCAAGTTAAGTAGGTACTGAAGATTGTATTTTTCATAATGATTTTTTTGAACTATAAATACATGCTGGGCATCAATGTTCAAATTTTCAACGACAACCTGTATCATAGGTTTGCCGTTTACCTCAATAAGTGGCTTAGGAAAGGTATATCCCGCTTTTTCAAAACGAGAACCAGCTCCAGCCATCGGTATCAAAACTTTCATGTTTCCACCTTGCCATTTAGGTCTTATCGGTTGATGCTTACACTCAGCTTTTTCTATAGCTTTATGTATGTTATCTAATCTTACGTCTTCTAGACCTTTTACGCCTAAAACATTTCCTCCAGATTTTGCAGCCGCCTCTCTACCTATGTGAGAGTCTTCTACAATTAAGCACTCTTCTGGGTTAACTCCAGCATGTATCATGCATTTTAAATATATTTCGGAGTGTGGTTTTGGGTTTTTTACATCTTCATTAGAAAAGTATTCATCTATATGTTCTAGATAGCCTGCTTTTAAAAGCATTAGCTTTACGCTAGATCTTATTGAGTTTGAAGCGCAGTATATCTTGTACCCTTCACTGCTAAGCCTTCTTAAAACCATACATATACTAGAATGCGAAGAAGGGCTAACTACATCTGATATTACTTTTTGTGTGCATTTTTGTTTTTCTTGCCAAACTTCTTCATGTATATTAGTTGGCAACCCCTTTTCTTTAGACAGTTTGGCCAGCTTCTTGCTTGTTGGAAGTCCGTCATAAGAAGAAAGATGTTCTTCTATTGATATTACATACTTTTCTCCAAATTTAGCCAAGGCTCTGTTTAAAGCTTCGTAATGTATATTTCTGGCTTCTACTAACACACCGTCAAGATCAAATATTATAAGTTTTATCATCCGTATTTCTTACCCCTAAGAAGCATAGGAAAATCAATTCTATTAACTGGCACATTATTACAATCTAAGTGATATCTTAGTATGTATTCTGGATGTATCATTATGCCGTTTTTAGCGTAATGTTCTATATTGTTATATACAGAGTTGTATACTTTCATGTCTTCTACAGAACCAAACGCAAATGAGTCTTGATACCCATCCCTTCCATCAAGACCCTTTGGAATAACCAAACTTGTGTATGACATTTCTAGCTCTTCGTTTGTTACTGGTCTTTCGTATTCTATTTCTGTTCTACATCTAAACACAACATCATAGTTTTCATTGTTTATCTGCTGATAACATTGCATATTTGTATAAAACATGCACATCATTCTTTCGGCGCTGGTCTCTGGAGCTTTTGTACGGAAGGAAAAGTTTTTGTCTTTTAGAAACTCATCACAGCTTTCAAGGATGAAAGACTTTGGTCTGTACAATTCTAAGAATTCTTCTACAGTGCCGTTCTCAGAGAACCTCTTGGTTACATCATTTTCGTTCCGCTTTTCAAAATCCCAACCATAGACAAAAAGATCTGCGTTTGTAGGGTCTATTATGTTTTTAAAAAGGGAGTCTCGGCTTCTAACAAAGCTTCTTAGTTGTCCAGAAAGACAGACCGCAACTTTCATAACTTATTTCTTTCAATCCTGTTTTGTTCACAATTACTGAACAAACCTTTATCGTGTATGATTTTGGGCATAACATAGCAGGTATTCATTTCTTGATGTATCCCTGAGTTTAGTTGTGAGTCTATTGGATTTTCAGGGTCAAGCTCTATGAGTTTGTCTAAGATAGTTTTATTAATAATAACGCCGTGCATTCCGCCGCAAGTGAAGTGTGCTTCTGACACAGTTCCCAATGCCACCCCTCCATTCTCATTGTACATTCTTTCAACTGTCTTATTCCAAGGATCGTCAGCCTCTCCTATCCACCAACCAAGAAAAAACATATCAAAAATAAAAGGTCTTTTGTTGTTCTCTTCGTACTGATGTGCTATTTGTTCCACCTTAGACATTACATCATCAAATCTTTCTGTAAAATAAGCATCGTCTTCAAGAAGTAAAAAACGATTTAGCCCCTGCTCTTTTGCTCTTTTGAATATTTCAATATGTGACATGAAAGCGTTGTAGTGTCTGATTTTAGTGGTGTCATTTCCATAACTCCAATCAGAAAGATCTGCGTCTTCAACGTCTATTCTGTCGTACATATCTGGGTCTAGTGTTTTACCATCACCAACAATGAATTTTTCAAACTCAATACCCTTTGACTCGCACTGTCTTTGCAGGTCTTCCCATTCGTCTTTTCGTTTGTCTAGACATAGACATATAGCTTTTTCTATTCCGAGCATTTCTTCATTTCTTCTAAAAGATATTTTGCCATAGATTCTGTAGTTAAGTATTTTTCTGTATACTCTCTAAACTCTCTTAGTAGATTTTCATATTCTATATTGTTGAAATTTGCATAGTCTATATAACCTCTGGCTGAACCATCTTGTATAGCTTTAGATGTTCCTATAAACGTGTCTTCTTCTGGATCAAAAGGTTTTTTTGTTCCGGGCATGACTCCAGACATCTTTTTTGCTTTTATGCAAAGGTCTTTAGGAAATCTAAACATGCTTTTTGGAGGGCATTTTTCTATGTCTGTAAAGTAAGGAACAGAACCGGCTGCTAATATTTCATAATGTCGCATACAATCCCAAGACTCCTCAAGAACATGCTCCCTGCCTTTCTTGCACGTATAAGCAAAGTAGCTTTCTTCGTACATATCATAGTAGTCTTTTTCATTATCATAAATGTAAGACTTCATATGCGGATCGTCAAAGTGACCATACGCTGGAACTAGCGAAGCAAAATCAATCTCTTTTCTCTTACCGCCTAAAGGTCGCAGTTTTTCTTTAGGTATAGAAAACGATATGGACTTTGCTTGACTTGTTTCTTTGTTTATCTCTCTTTTGAAGAACGGAACTAAAGACATTAAAGAAGTGTCAGTGTAAGGTCTGTCCCATCCATCTATCAGGCAAACTTTGTTAGCCGGATAAAATTCAAGAACCTTTTTTATAATATCCTTTGCCGTCTTCCAGTCTTGAACCATAGTGTGGTGCATAGGGCAGATGATATAGTCGAAATATCTGCTTTGTATCTTGCCGCCAATGTCATCCCTGTCAATCTTTATGTTTGGCAATAAACCATAAGTAGTAAAACCTTTGCCCCACAAGTGAGACAAAGATTCTGGATGAGCGTCATTGTAGACATGCCACATCCTGTAGCCGTCTATGAGATCTTCACCTAACAAAGACCTGAGACCATGAAAGAGAGTGTCTGTCAGATAGTCTCCAGCCTGTCTTGACGAAATGGCTTGCTGTTGTATTAGTGGGTAGTAGAGTACTTTCATTTGCTTCTCTTTACTACATCAAAGATGACATCTTTTGATTTAGGAAACTTAGGATTCCAACCCGCAGATTTTAACAATGTGTTACTAGCTCTAATAATTCTATTATCGCCTTTCCAGTTTGCTTCTTCTCCAAGCCACTTGATAGGCTTTTGTATTTCTAGAGCGGACATTGCTGCTTCCGCAACTTCCTCAACTGTAATTGAATCATCAGGAACTACGTTAAATACCTTGCCTTTTGTATCTTGTGTACCAAGAAGTATCAGCGCTTCTACCACATCGTCTATATGACAGAAAGGTTTGGTAGATCCGGGATAAGAACCTAAAGCTTCTAGATTTGGGTTGTCGCTTTTTATTTTTCTTATAAAGTCTTTTATGATTCCATGAGTCAATCCGGAACCTACGGTCGCGCATAATCTAGCAGAAACCCCATCTATTTTGCCTGAAGATGTATATGACTCAATTATGCTCTCAGAAGCCCTTTTGGTCATTCCATAAATTGAAGTTGGCTTGCAGGTAGAGGATTCTTTGTATTCTCTGTCAGGGCTTGGTGAATTAAAAATCCAATCACCATAAACTATAACAGAAGAAGCTAAAACAACTCTACATCCTTCAGGTGCGTAATGAGCTACTTTCTGCGTGCTTATAGTATTATCTAAGATGATACCGTGAGGATTTTCGTCGTCTGGTTTTACTACAGCATTGCTTGCTAAGTGATATATTAAATCAGGTTTGTGCTGTTTGCATATGTTCTCAAAAATGTAGTAGCTGTCTTTTGACCTGTCTACTTCGCCAAGGTCTAACGCATAGTGATCGCTAAGTTTAACGTCTCTGTTGGTTATCATTATTGGACGGCGGGATACTGTAATCAGTTTATGTCCAAGAAGTTTTAATTGTAAACAAAGATGCTTTCCTATAAATCCGGTCGATCCAGTTACAAGTATTTTCATTTTTCCACCATGCTATCTACGAACATTAAACATTTTTCCGCTTCTTTAGGCATGTCTAGTTCGGTAAACAGCCTAGCGATTCTGTGAAAATAAGTGTGGTTTTGTAGAACGCAATTAAAACCTTTTTCTGCGTACAATGCTGCTTCTTTGGGATGATTGACGTAGTATTGAATTAATTGTTCAAACTCTTCTGGCGTTTTTGCAAACAAAACTTCGTCGTTTGTAAATACGTCGTTCGCCATTGATTCGACGTAGTCTGAAATACAAAAACCGCCACTCATCAATACCTTGAACGGTCTCTCGATTATATCATATCCAAAGTCTTGCGAATGAGGCTCGCTGACATTTGGGCAGACGATGGCAGATCTAAAAGCGTGTTTTACATTTTCGTTAGAAATTTTTCCAGCATACTGAACTACAGGCCAGTCAGATCCTCCAAAGATTTTTATATTGAACTTGCCGACAGGATGGCATAGCCTAAGAAGATATGGATCTAATCTTTCTGCTTTGTAAGGCCAATAGCCACCTACAAACACTATGTCAGATTTTAGAAGATCCACTTCACCAGCGTTTGCATAGTCGAACACGTCTGCGCCATGCATCATTGAGACAACTTTTACACCTATTACCTCCCACCTATTGTGTGTGACCTTCATCCAATTATCGTGGTAATGATTGTGAACGAAGTCAGGCTTGTCGCATTCTCTCTTAAGTCTTTCTATCCATATAGACTCATCTTTCGTAGCCGTCAGGATAGGATATTTTTCTTTATCCACCTCTTTTTGCATATCGCCCCAGTCAGAAGCTCGCATTACAACCTTCATTTCTGGACGCTCTTTTATGCAGTTAAAGAGAGATCTATTCATGTTGTAAGTTTGCCCCATAAATATGTCGGGTTTAAACTCGTCAAATGCGTCATATGCAGACTTTGTATTTGTGTCCCATAAAATTACTTCGTGACCTATAGCTTGAAAAACTTTAGCCCATCCCATTCTTATATAGTAGTGCGCATGAGGACCGTCACTAGAAATCATAACTTTCATTTTTGCAAGTCCTTAAGAGAGTCAATTTCTTTTATTTGCATTCGAGGAGGTTCAACAGATCTAAAGAAGCCTCCAGAGTTTATTATTATATTAAAAAGCTCAAATGGATACATTTTGTTTTTTGTTTTGTCTTGACATAAGTCGTTAAACATTTCAAACTCAAAACCTTCCAAGTATGCCATATGCGCCCATTTAGATTCTAATCCATAGGCAAAATTTGTAACTTCTCCATCCACTATGGTTACACCTATCTCTTCTTCGTCAAATCTAGATTGACTATCGACAACAATAGAAGATCCTTTTTTTGTTATGTCATTTAGCGAACTTACGTTAAATATAAGATCTCCATATATTATCAGTGCGTTATTATGAACTGAGTTATTTATTCCGAGCCTAAGACTTTCTACTATATTGGACGTTCTATAAGATTGATTTTCTACAATTCTTATGTCTCTATCTAGCGTTTTTATAACCCTGTCGGATTCAAATCCTACTACGACTATTATCTCAGAAAATGGGTAAGTCTTTTTTACAGTTAATATTATTTTATCTAGTATGGTATGTCTTTGATTTACTGGCAGCAAGCATTTAGGGCCATAGGATTTCATTCTATGACCCATACCGGCTACTGGTACAATAACGCTTAGAGGTTTGTCAGCGTCTTTACCAGACCCGTTGTGCTTCGTTGAGCTTGTAAAACGGTTATATTTACGCATTTGCCCTGTTTTGTAATTTTTCCATTACTCTAGACCAGTTTTGTTGCCAGACATTTTGATTTACTACAAAGCTAGAGTTGTCACCTGTCACCCTAACGAGAGTTAAAGATTCTGCTACATGGGCTATGATGTATTTTTCGCTTATCCTCATCCAGAGGTCATAATCTTCGCATGTTCTCATAGTAGAATCGTAGTAACCAGTAGTTTCTTCAACGTCTAACAATGCTTGTTTATTTATAATGCTGCCGCTATGAACCATGCATTCTTCTATTAACCTTCTTCTAGTATAAGGCTCTTTAAATTCTCTGATTATTTTTCCTGTAGAAGTATGCTTAGTGTCATAGTCAGCATAAACAACTCCAATAGACTTCATGTCCTGTTTCATTACATTGACACATTTTGTTATCTTTTCAGGATACATTTCATCATCAGCATCTAAAACTGCATAGATGTCTGTGTCCGGTAGTGTATAGTTGATGCCGGTATTTCTAGCAGCGCTAGGGCCTCCGTTTGTCCTATTTATAGCGACAAATTTTCTATCGGAAAAATCATCACTAGGCCAAGTTATAAAAACTTCCGAACCTTCAAATGTATCGCTAGCAACATTCTTTTCAGAAGAAGTTATTATGTCCCAAGATTTATCTGTAGAGCCATCATTAACGACGCAAATTGTAATAGGCCCTTCATAGTCTTGATGCATAGCGCTATTTATGGCTTTAGCTATATACTCTTCGTCGTTATAACAAGCTATAAGAATTGTAACTCTAGGATTCTTTTCCATTTCTAATTTCTTCCCAAGTCCAAACTACACTTTTAGTGCTTCCGTCCTCACTCTGTATGCCTTCTATTTTTTCAAGAAGTGTCATTCCGTAGTATCCATTCAAAAACTTATGCATGGTAGCCTGAACAACAGTTCCATTTAGATTTTCATCGCCTTTGATATAGACAACAGGTTCAAGCTCTGTATTCGTTTGCTTATCAATTAAAGAAATTACATCTTTTGCAGGCTTGTTTCCAGCTTTCAAAATATAGTAGTAGCTATTGTTAATGTTAGAAAAACACAGATCTATGGATTGATACTGATATGTCTCTTTTTCCATAATCCTAGTTACTTTGTAATCTATTTCAGAATCTCCAAACAAATCTTGAACTGTAGAAATGAATTCTATAGGATCTGATTCTGAGCTATTGGCTATAGTGACATAGGAAGCCTCGCCTTCTATTTCCTTAATGCCAGAAATAGTTTTTTCTAAATCTTCAGTAGAGGAGTCATTGTCGAACAAAACTATGAAACCTACGGGAAAGACGGCTTCTTCTTTTACTTTGTCTGTTAGACTAACGCTTGTGTCAAACGCCTCTTTCCATTCCTGATTTCTGTAATAATTACACCAAGCTTCAACCACAAAGAACTCATTTTCTTCTAAGTCCTCTGCTTCAATGATGTCAACTCCCTTTTCTCTGAACTTTTCTACTCTACCTAACTTACACTCTGTTTGTGTTTTGCCAATATAAACAGCAAAAACACAATCTTTGCAGGAGCTAGTTAACTGATTGTCCATCATGGTCTTTCTCCTTCTACTAACATGTTAACGCCTTGTAATCTTTTTTTTGTAACTTTGATACCTTGCGACTCTAAGAAAGAAACAAGATCTTCCATAGTCGTGTGACTTAGTTTAACGCTCCAAACCTCCTCAAAATTTCCATGCATAAGGACATTGAGAGAATCTGTGTCTATAGCTTTTTTATAAAACATTCTACATACTTCTAGAATGTCTGTTCCGCCGACGACTATCTTGCCGCCATGTCTAAGCTTACTAATCCAGTGAGCTAAAACTTTTCTAGACTCTCCAAGCTGTAGATAGTCTAGTATGTCTTCTGCTACAATTTCTACGCATTCGTTTTCTAGGGTTATTTCATCTAAATTACGAATGTCTGCCTTTATGACATTTGTTTGTCCTTCATTGGCATTTTCCAGAACTACTTCTTCACCCATTCTTTTGAGCGTTGGGTCTACGTTCACGTAGCCAGATTTGTAGCCAGACCCGCCTAGTGTTATGTTAATCTTCATCTTATCCCCTAAAAAACTTTTTAGCAGTTTGTTTAAGTAAAAAGTCCCACTTCCTAATAAACTCTTCTTGTGAAAAGTTTTCGACTATGGTTTTTCTTGCGTTTTCGCCTAGCTTTTTAGCAAGCTCTTCGTCATTCAAGAGGTCAACTAAGTATTGCTTTAGCTCTTCTTCGTCATTACTTATAAAACCGTTAACGCCATTTTCTACAATCTCCGGTATCATACATGTCGCTGTCGTAACAACAGCGCAACCACAAGACATGGCTTCCAGCAAGGCTGTTGGTACGGGAGATATTGTAGAAGTGTTTAGAAAAATTCTATTGGAAGAGTATGCGTTTACTAATTCTTCTGTGCTGGATGCTGGGACTGACAGGCCGGGAGTATCTCCAACAACCTTAAATGGTAAGCCCTGAATAACTCTTTGCCATAAAGTGAACCCGCAACACCAATCTCTATTAATCCAGTCATTAACAACGGATAGTATTTGGTTTTCTCTCTCTACTTCCTGCGGCTTAAAAGTCTGCGAGTCTACTCCGTGCGTTATTACTGCTGTGTCATTCCCCTGCGGACTCCAGTCCCAGTCGTGTATGCTGTATTCTGATATAAATATATTTGTATCGCCTCTCATGTATTTTGTAGACTCTTTTACATTTGGAGGCCAGTAAGGAACTGGCAATGTATGCTCTAAACTAACCATCGGTAAGTGCAGTCTTTTTGATAAAGGTTCTGCGATTTGAAATTGACCGAACTTGTTTTGAGAGAGAATAAGATCAAAATCTACATTCAGTGGTATTTGTGACTCGCCAAGATCTGGGTCTAGCAGTTGGTAGTTCTCTGGTAGAGGAGCGTAGTTAGAGTTCCAGTCTTTTACGCCTTCGGCTCTGTAGGCATAAAAATTATGGCCTGTCCTGCACAAAAGACTTTCATATCTTTCGTGTGTGGGGAAGGTCAGTATATTTAGCGGCTCATTAAATTTTCTGGTCGCTGCTCTTGTTATAGATGCTACTGGATTACTCATTCAAAAGCTCTTTTATTAATTTGCCTATATTTTCGTGAGAATATTTCTGCGCTTGAACAAGTCCGTTTCTTTTCATCTTGCTGTATTCTTCTTGTTCTGAGCTTTTCATAGTGTATATTTTTCTCATTGCTCTTCTAAGCTGATTTACATCTACAGAATACCAATCCTCTTCGCCTGTAAAAAGATCGGCAAAGGTGTCTGTCATTCCAGAAACTGGTTCCCATCTGCCGTCAATCAAAATTCCAGAGTCGCCCTGCGGGTCTGGTTTTCCCCCAGAATATCTAATATAATCTGCCATTCCTCCAGTATTTGAACATATCGGCGTTTTACCAAAGCCCATAGCGTCAAAAGCTGGTATAGACCAAGCCTCTCCGTAGCTAGGCATAACGAAGCAGTCACAAGCCCTGTGAAGACCATAAAGCTCTTGTTCGCCTAAATAATCTGTAACTATTAAGTCTTCTCTATAGTCTTCTAGATTTGCGTACTTTTTAAGAGATGTCTTAATTTTATCGCATACATTTTTTATCTCTGCCGCGCACTCGTCGGAAGACATACCATACCTGTTTGATTTTATTAAAATCGAGACGGGTTCGTCTGGGTCAAACTCTAGATGAAACGCTCTTATAAAAGCCGCCATGTTCTTTCTGTTGTTCATCTCGCCAACAAAGTAGAAAGTAAAGGTGTCTCTTATGTTTGGTATATCAACTTTTCTATGATTGCTTTCAAACTTAGAAAAATCTGTGGCATGAGGAACAACCTTTATTGGTATGTTTACCCCGCTTTCTTTTGCGGCGTTCACCATTTGGTTGTTTATAACCCAAGCCTCATCTAAACAGTTTATTTTTCTAGCCCAGTTAGATGCCTTAAAATTGCTTGTCTCGCTTGCGTATAGGGCTATATTTTTCTTAAATCTAGCATTGTAATCCATCATGTGTGGAAGTACGTGCTGTATGCAAACATCACTGCCGATACTATCTTTTTTCTCAAGCTCAATTATTCTTTTAGGTATGTCTGGTTTGTTGTTATTTAATTTTATTGGCCTTGGAACAACGTCTATTCCAGCAGCGTCCATAGAAAGTATGTAATCTATTGCGGCTTGCGCCCATCCAGTACCATCTCTGTAGCAACCTATATAGAGGACTTTCATCTAACCACCTCTTTCCTTTTTGATTCCCAGAAATTTCTTCTCTCTGCAAGATCAGCGACAACCTTGTATGCAATTTCTTTGTCAAACGGTTGATACTCTGGACGAACAAACTTATAAGAGTCCTCATTAAAGTACATCTCTCCAGTGCCTTCTATGTACATCCCATAATTTAGATCTCTAATCATTCTTGCTTCAAAGTAAGTGTTAAGTCTTTCAGGCTCTCCTAAAACATTGACTATCAGCCATTGAGCATACTCTTGTGTAGGAAGGTAAGCAGGAACATCTATATCTGGGTGGTGTATTCTGGGTGGTGACAGCCAAGTTTCTTGATCGGGTCTAATTTCTAAAGAATCAAAATACTGCTCCCATTTCTTAGCGGTTGAATCCCATTGGTAGTATTTATCAAAGTTCGCCTTGCAAAGCTTTCCTAAAAATTGACGATCTTTATCTGACATGTCGAAGAACTTTTTCATCTCCTCCGCAGTCTTGTCGTTGTCAGGTACTGCCCTGTCACAGCCAGTTTCCATTTCGTTGTAAAGAGCTTTTGGCTTTAATGGTATTCCTCCCAATTTTCTAACAACACTACTCATGGCAGAGTAATCAATGCTCATGACAGGCACTCCACAAGCGGCTGCTTCAACCTGTGGCAAACCGAAACCTTCACTGTTTGCATACTGAACGTATAGGTCAAACGTATTCATGATAGAAGCAAGGAATTCATAGCTCGTTCCATTCTTTACGCTTGATAAGCCAGCTCCAGAACCACCGCATCTTGGGCATTTTGTTTTTGCGTCAGCAAAAAACGATGGGAAAGCATGACCACAACTTGGGCATACATATGTGAAGATAACCTTGCTTGACAGTGCGTGTTTATTTAGTAGTTTAGGTATGTCCCATCCAATGTCTGGATAGCTAGTGTGACAGTATAGAAAAACATCACTACTACCACTCTTGTCTAAAAACTTTCTAAAAGCTTCAAACAAGTCAGGAAATAACTTCCTTCTTTGATTGCGCATTACAGTGCCAATTATTTTACTGTCTGGGTCAAACCCTAATTCGGATTTGTGCTTTCTTTTGCTTGCTACTGGCTGGTAGGCTTGATCGGCAGAAGGAGGAGCGCTACCCAAACAATTAATAGCGCCGTTAGACTCTTCTTTTAGAACCTCATATCCCCAATCAGAATAATTAAAAACGCCGTCAGCTTCAGAAAATGTAGCCAGCCATTGTTCGTTTTGTGGGGAAGCATCTACGGTAGGCATTATAACCCAATGGAACATCCTTCTGAATGGCGACCTGCTTTGATAGTCAAGCATCCAAAAGTCTCGAATATCAAAAACAATATCAGGCTTAAAGCTAAGTAATACTTCTTCAAATCTCCACTCTCCAAATTGGTTTGTAGGGATGGAGTTGTACTGATCTACTTCAGCTTTGTTAGAAGTGTCAGGCATGTTTGGATAAAAAGTCCACGGAATATTGTTCTTTGCGGCCTCTTCTGGAGTTCCATAACTAGCAAATTCTGCCAATTCGTACTTATCTGTCTGATAAAGTCTGTTTAAAACTTCTCTGCCATAGGTTGCATAGCCTGTATTTAGATAGGTAGCCTCTCCGCAAAATAATATTCTTTTCTTTCTCATCAATTAGCTTCCCTAATTTTTTCAAAGAGTGTTTCTAATTTTTTATTCAAAACAACTCTGGTGCAATTTAGAAAATCGCAAATCTCTGCGTTGGTATAATTTTCAAGTTTTAACTTGAGTATAAAGTTCTCTTCTTCTGATAGATAATCCGGCACATAATCAAAGAAGCTTTCTTTTATATAGTACTTATCTTTTAGACTTTTTGCTAAAAGATTGTTATCAAAGAATACTTTAACATCTTTATCTTTATTTTTGCTTTTTAATTTTTGTATCTCATTTCTAATACATACAGTAGCATAAGTAGAAAACTTAGCTATGTTTTCATCATGTTGTCTTATAGCTCTAAGCAGACCTATCAGTCCAGCCTGTATAAATTCGTCTAAGCTAGAGTTTCTAGATAAAAAAGAAAGAGCTTGACTAACAACCAGTCCGTAATTATTACGAATCAGTTGGTCTTCAAGCTCTTTGTCCGTTGTGCTTCTTTCTTCTTTATTCATTTACCAGTTCGGATTTTTCGAGCTTACTTTCATTGCTCGCCCCATCCGAAACGCTAGACGTATTTTGATTTGTGTTAAAAAGTTTAAACTCTTTGACTCTAAATCTTGTCTGAAACTTTTTGTTTCCTTCTTTGTCTGTCCAGTTATTATTTCTAGCTGAGGTCACTACATCTACTATGTCACCCTTTTTGCAATATTTACCAAGAGTTGTCGCTCCAGTGTCCCAAGCTTCAAAGTCAAAGTAATTTACGCTCTTCTTTTTCTTACTTTCTCCGTCATGGCTTTTTTCTCGCCTGTATTCAGTTACGGCCAAAGTAAATCGACATAACTCTGTTTTGTCTACTTTGATAAGATGTGGGTCTTCAGTCAAACGACCAATAAATCGGCAATAATTTGAAATAGTGTTCATAGTACCATCCTTGCAATAAGTTGTTCTTACTACATACAATATACGCTGATTAAAGAGCTTTTGCAACTACAGTTCAAATATTTCGTCTACTATAACTCCGTCTCTTTTACCCTTGGATGATTTTCCTATTATAAGTACATTGTTTCCATTATATAGAACATTTTTGTATTTAATCCAAGCTTCATTAAAAAGAGTTATATTATCAACGCTACCAGTAGCATCTTCTATTTCTAAAAACCCCATTTCATTGCCAGCGGCCTTACCCTTTTTTGGTGTGTACCTTCTCGTTTCAGAAACTGTTGCGGCAATCATAACCTTGCCCTCTTTACCATTAATGAGATCTTTACAAGTGGTATCAGCCCTGCTAGTATCTGATGACTCTACTTTGGAGAAAGTCAGTGACACGCCGTAATAATTTTCTTCCGTTCTAACTATCCATTCTGGATCGTCGTGTAGAGAGACTGGAGGATCTTCTAGCTGCTGTATCAAATCTTTTACTATCTCCAGCCTATTCTTGTTTGTAACCCCACCACCCTCTTTTCTCGGCTTGCCTAGACTTCTAAGAAGTTCTAGTAATGAGTCAAAGGCTTGATAATTTTCTAAAGCCCATTCTATTTCTTTGTTGGATAACTTTTCAAACGTGTCGAATTCATAAAGCATCTTTTGTCTTGAAACTTTAAGGTTGGACAAAACTCCAGAGGATATTAAAGCTCTGGTTGCCGTTTTATTTATCTTCCTAGAAATGAGGACTAAAAATTCATACCAAGTCCACTCCTGTGATTTTAAAGATTCCTTTAGATCAGAAATACTATCTCTTATTGTTGTTATTGTGTTAGACCCTAGAGACTTGACGTTTTTGAGTCCAAAGTAGATTGTATCGTTTATTACGTCAGTCTCTTCGTTCAAATAATCTAAGGACGGAGGATGTATGAATATATCGTTGGACTTAGCGTCCGTGACAAGCTCCTTGACTTCTTTCTGCGGGTCTGGCTTTCCGCCAGAATATCTAAGATAGTTACAGTAGAACTGTAGCGGATAATGCGTTTTAGCGTATGCGCTCCAATATCCACAAATAGCATAGCTAACAGCGTGAGATTTATTAAAAGCGTAACGACTAGACTTTTCAATCCAGCTAAAAATTTCCTCTGCTGTTTCTTCGTCCACAGTCCCTTGCTTAATAGCCCCTGACATAAAAGACTTTTTAACTTTAGCCATCAGATCCGCCTTCTTTTTGCCGATGGCTTTACGGAGGTCGTCAGCGTCCTCAAGGCTAAATCCAGCTAACTGTTGAGCTATCTGCATTGACTGCTCTTGATAAACGAGTACACCCTGAGTCTTCTTTAGGATTGGCTCTAATGATTGGTGCAAATATGTTATTGACTCTTCGCCACTCTTCCTATCGACGTAATGTTGAGTCATAGACTTTCCATCAACTATAGCTTTTAGACATCCCGGACGGATGATGGCTATTAAGTCGGAAAGTTCTTCCATATTTTTGGGCTTAACTTTTTTAGCCCAACTTCTTCCTAAACTACTCTCTAACTGAAAAACACCCTTCGTTCTTCCGCTACAGATTGTGTCCCATGTAGAGTCGTCGTCAAAAGATAAATTTATAGGATCAAAGGTGGATGTTTCCATCTGCAAATGCCTTTTCAAATTTTACGCTAGGAGAAACTCTTCTGATAAGCTTCATGAAAGCAATCAACAAATTGGCAGTATCTTTTACGTCCTGTAGTGCGTCATGAGCATTTTCTTTGTCCATACCAAGCAGGTCTCTCATTGAATCCATGCTCAAGGATTTAACATCTGAGTTATTCTCCATCCACATCCACACCGTATGCATCAAGTCAACTTTGTGAATAGGATTAAACAAGCCCTGTCTACCTGACTTGTTGTGCGTAGGGCCATATTGTTGGCACATACGTTCAACGATAGGCATGTCAAAACCAATTATGTTGTAACCAGCGGCGATAGGAGCGTAGTAGTTTGTTTTTTTGAAGTTGTACTTATTGACAAAGTTTGTGAACTTTTGCCAAACCGCTTTTGGCTGCGGTGCTTTTGCTAAATCTTCTCTATTCTTTCTAGTGACGGCGAGAGCTTCGTCCTCTACTGGATCTAAACCTAGCTCAATAGCCTTATCGTCATCTAAAATAGGCCGTATTTCACTATTAAAATAACCTCCGGGCTGCACAGTGAGCTTGCGCCCATGAATAGCAACTGCGGCAATTTGTGTTGGCTGACACTTATACGGGTTTCTACCGCCCGTTTCAAAGTCGAACACAATGATATCTCTATAATTCATCTTATCTTTTTCCTTAATTCAACAAATTTATTTATTGCTTGTTCAATGTCTGCGTAAAGCATACTGAACGGAATTTTCTTTGAGTTAGATTCTTTTTCATGCAAACATCTAGGGTTGGAACAGTGAACCTGATACATGTCCTTTTCTACCATTCTGTCATAAAAATCATTTATTTTGCATATAGACAGAGATTTGAACTCAACGTATCTTTTGTTCTCAATTCTGTTTTTTATAAATTCTCTATTCATATTAAGATTCTTCCAGTTGGTCTCTAATACCCATCACTTTATCTAAAAGTGAAATACCTAAAACGTCAAATTTGACATGACCCATAGCCTCAAGATCGTTCATTTCCATACCAGCCATTTTTTCTGAGCTAGATTTGTCTCTAACCATAGGGCATACCTCGTTCAAATTATTGGAGGAAATTACAACTCCAGCTGCGTGTTTACCCTGAGACTTAAATGTACCTTCGATGCGCATGGCTTGTTCAAACAGTTTTGCATAATCGCCTTCTAATTCGCCCTCGTCATTCATTCTGCAATACTCTCTTAGGACTTCCGGCTGATTTATCAAAGTCCATCGTATTACTGACGGGTCGTCCATATCCGCTAATTGATCAGATATTTCATGTTCGGGTGGTAGGCTTTTTGTTATGACGTTCATTTCGTCATAGCCGCAAGCCTCATTCATGCGTAGAACTTCTTTGAGTGCGCTTCGCCCTTGAAGTCTCCCAAATGTAACCATTTGACTTACTTTTGAATGTCCATACTTATCTCTTATGTAGTTTATGGTATCGTCTCTTCTAGATGCCGGTACGTCTATATCAATATCTGGAAGTGATATGTGATCTTCTGTATTTCTTCCGGCGTTATAAAATCTTTCAAAGATTAATCCATACTCAATGGGATCAACTTGTGTTATGCCCACCAAATAAGAAACCAAACATCCAGCAGCAGAACCTCTTCCGGGTCCGGGAATCCAAGAGTTTGATCTAATGTTGTTAACTATATCTCTTACTATCAGAAAGTATCCAGACAGGTTTGCATCACTTATGACTTTAAGTTCTTTTTTTATTCTGTCGGCATATATATCTTCAGATGTTTTTGTGTTTATCTTACCACTTGGCATGAGGAAATTTTTCCATCCCTCTCTGCATAAATGTTTTAGGTAAGCCTCTTCCGCCATGTCTTCTGGGCATTTAAACTTAGGCAACATTGGCTGACCAAGAATGTCATAGCTTTCACACATGTCGGCCACATGCATGGTATTCTGCAATTCAGCTTCTGTATGTATTGCCTTCATCTCTTGTAAAGTTGGGATGTGGAAGTTGTTAGACTTCATAAACCCAGAGAAGCCAACGTCCTCATTGTTATCTAACTTGCTTTTTATCTTTCTAAGAGTTGTTTTCATCGCAGAACACAAAAGTAGTAGGTGGTCTGGTGAATCCTTCTTTTCTGGATAGTGTGAGTCTGAGGTCGCTATCGAGGGTATCTTTAATGTTTTAGCGATATAGCGCATCCCTTGCGCTACAAGCTTTGCTGCTGGAGAGTTATCTTGGTCTATACACTGCACTTCGATTAGAAAGTTTTCTTTACCAAATATATCCATATATTTGTATGCGACTTTTGTGACTTTCTCAACCCAGCTTGGGTCTATATACTTCTTAACTCCAGCCTCTGTTTCTTGACCATACGCAGCTTTATAGTCTGTAAAAATCGCGTTAGCCATGTCGCTGCCTAAATGCCCACTAAAAGCCAAAAGGTCTCCGTTAGCATATTGACCGAGCAAATCTAAGTCTAATCGCGGCTTGTAATAATAAACATCTTCATCGTTACTGCGAGATACAGCCTCGATCAATTTTCCCCAGCCAGTCTTGTTCTTTGCCAGCACTACAAGATGACTCAGGGTTCTGTTTGATGTTTCTTTTACCGTTGCGTCGTCTTGACTGAGATAGAACTCACAGCCTAACACAGGTTTGATATTTTTTGCTTTACAAGCCTTAGTGAAAGAGACAGCTCCAGACACGGTTCCGTGATCTGTCAGTGCGCAAGAGCTAAATCCCAAGTCTGCACACCTGCTTGCGATCTGTTGCGGCCTAGACAGACCATCAAGTAGGCTGTAGTGACTGTGTAAATGTAATGGAGTCCAATTCATTTTTTCTTAGTATCTTCTGCGAGTCTACCGCCGCCATCTCCGTATGCTGACAGCTTGTTGACATCTCCGTATTTTTCAACAACTTTTAAGATTCCGTCTTTTCTTACCTCGTCTCTAATATGTTGACACACACTTTTCTTTGAACCTTCTTTGTAAGGCTGACTAAACTTACAAAGTTTCTGGCACTTCCAATGTGAGTTTTCATTAGATAAGAGCTTTGGATTTTGACTTCTCTTAATTTTCTCAAATTTTTGTCTCAATATGTTTTCTGCTTTTTTGTAGTCGTCTTCGTCAAAGACCATTGAGAAAACACCACCAGCGTTAATATAAAAAATGCTTACAGAAAACTCTGCTTCTGGGTACATGTTTTTTAGGGCGTAGTAATACAGGAGGAGCTGAGTGTCTTTTTGCAGCTTCTCTAAAGTTTTCTCTTCTCCAGTAGCCCAGTTAATTCTTTTGCCGGTTTTATAATCTAGTATCTCGTAATAGTTTTCGCCCTGTTTTACGATTAAGTCAACGGTTCCCTTTATAGCTAAGTTACCTTTGACATTTTCTTTACCTACCCTGTAGTTGTACTTTGCCCAGTTTTCCTGTATTTCAATGTCGAAGAAAAGCTCTGTCGCAAATACATCTTGATTTCTAGGATCAAACATTCCGTCCTGATAGGCCACAGCTTTCTCAGCCCATTTTAGACAGGTTCGTTTTTCAGTATCCGTGATAACGACTTCTGGAAAACTACTAGCGTAGTAATCAAAAGCTAAGTCATTCACATGCGATAGGTCGTCACACTGCTCCAGCGTAAAAGTGCCAAGTTCGTCATCAACGACCTTGTCTTCACCTTTGATGATAGCCAGTGACTTGTCTCCAAGTATCTGCATCACCTTATGGGTAATAGTACCCATGAGAGCTTTTTTGTTCGTCTTGTCCTTGTAGGATAGATTGTACTGGAGAAAATACTTTTGTTCGCAGAACTCCAGAGTTCCTAAACTACTGCTTCTGTGGTAGCAAACTATCATCTAAACCATCTAATTCTGTAGTTATCAAATTGTACATATCAGTATGAGCGCGAAAACCATTGTTGCCTTCACTCTCTCCTTTTTTGATAAACCTAGCCTGTTTGAAATATTGATCCCTGTCTTTTTGTCCGATGATCCATATCCTCTTTGGCGTATGACCATCAAACTGTATGCTTGCAAAAATGTAAAGATCTAATCCTCTCTTGTCCGCTTGGTGCTTGCTTGTAGCAGCGACTGAAACGTCATAGAAAGGCTTTGGAGCGACTGTGCGCCTTTTAGTCTTTACTTCAATCCTTCTGTCATTTTTGAGGATATCATGCCCGTATTTGGCATCTCCCTCTTCAAAACTAATAATGTCCGCACTGATGTACGCAGCGACGGCTTCTTCCCCAAGAAATCCAGCAAAGTTACCTTTACCCTTGAGTATTGAATTCTTAATTGATCCCATCTGCTTAGCCTTAGCTTTAGCAGAGTTGACCATATCCTGTGTAAACGGAATTTCTACGATTAAGCCTTTGGAGTTATCCATCCCCATTCCTTTATAACCTCTAACAATGCTCTATTAGTTTCATCAATCGTCATGTTTTGATTGTCGATAACATGATCAAATTTCTTAAAGCCATCTAAAGCTGTTTCACTGTCGTGACTATCTTCGTGAGGCTTTCTTGTCAGTCTTATGACTTTGCCTCCAGCTTTGCGTATAGCCTTAACTTCGTTTGGGAAACGTATATCTGGAACAATGGCTAGATCAGTTCCACTTTGTTTTATTCTGTTCACACAACTGCGAACCCATATGTCCGATTTAAGTCTTCTGCATATGTCTGTTCCAAAATATTGTAAAAATTCTCTTGCTGTAAGATGAGCTTCTGCTGCTGGTATCTTCACAAGTTCGGTTTGGTCTGGGCCAGAAATTAACCTAGACATATCTTGAATTCTAATATTAGTAAGTGAGTTTTTATCTTCGTCCGTGCCGAAACACTGCTCTTCTGACAAACCGAATAGTTGTACCGCTATTATCTTGAGAGGGTCGGCAAAACTAAACGATCTCACATGAGGCCAAATTTCTTGTGCTGCGTATTCTACAAATTCAGGATCTCTTCTCTCGATGTCGAGAATACCCAAACCTTCTTCTTCTTCGCCTTTCTCGTTAATCGTCACTGTATTAACAAGAAGTTCGCCAGTGTCTTGGTTCATCATAAACTTCTCAATTACATCATTAACTCTAAGTTGATATCCGTAAAGGAAGTTTGTTGATGTGGTTTTACCGCTTTGCTTTGCTCCAGAGAATCCAATTATTCTAGACATACTTGCCCTCCAGTTGAGGCTTAATTTCGTTTTGTATTTGTTGTACGGTCATTTCGCCAATATCCTTAGCGAAAAACTCTGGTTCGACAATGTTAAAAAGAGTTCCGCATTTTTCCTTGATTGACCTTCTAGCTTTTTCGCCACCTTCGTCATTATCTGTCAGTATAACAACATTAAAGGCTCCAGAAGTTTGTATAATTCTAGATTGTGTGTCACTAAGAGAAGATCCAAATATACCCACACAATTTTCTATTCCGGCTTCGTGAAGTCTCCATACATCGCCTTGACCTTCTACCAAAACAACCGTTTTCTTTTCTCTTATCTTTTCTTTGGCTAGCCAGTAACCGTATAAGTGAGAGCCTGAATTGAAGTATTTGGAATTTATCCACTTGTAACCGTTATGTTCTTCTTTCGTAGTTCTTCCTACGCAACCAACGTATTCAAAGTTTTCATCATAAACGGGAGCTACAATTCTACCGTTCATCTGTTTACCTTTTGAATCGCAGTTTCCAACATCAAACTTATCCAACACCTCTTTAGTATAACCCCTATTGATGTAATACTTAGAAGGTATCTTGAGACTTTTCCTAATTTCTTCTCTAGGTATGTTTAGTATTTTCTGTTTATTCTGCTTTGTTTTTTGCTGATACTTTTGAAGTATAGACGGTATATCTTTTGCTCTATCTTTAATATCGTTTCCACTTACGTTAAGAAAGTCCTTGCAAAAATTAATAGCTTCATTGAATGAAACTTCCTTGTCTTTTCTCACGCTAAGTACAGCTCTGACAAACCCCAATATCGAATGAGTATGCTCTTTTTCGCAACCTCTAGTCCAACACTTCCAAGCACCTTTCCACTCACCGAATACCGTCATCGTGCATCCATGTGGATTGTCAGCACCTTCGTGTATGGGACAGACAAAGGCGTAGTAATCGCCATTATCTGTGTAGTCTATTTCTAAAAAATCTAAAAGATCACCTATATTGTCAGACATCAAATCTGCCAGTGCAATCCTGTCTTCTTTTGTTTGAAACATTAGAATGGCCTCTCCGCTTCTCCACCGTCCTCAATAACAAATCCCTCTCGTTGTAATTGAGTTCCTTTTAAAGCCTCTGATTTAGTCATCATTTCTTCAACAGTTCCAATCTCACCCTTCATATCAATGTTGATATAGTCGTAATCATCTAGGCCACCACCGTGCCTAGTGACGATTGGAATCAACTTTCTATTACCTGTAGCTCCGTTATCTTCAGCCATTTCTTCATCAGATTTTGTTTTGAAAATAGTAAAGCTACTACAGAGCCAAATCAATCTGTCAGAACCACTGACAACATCAGTAGACTCTTTTGTAATTCCATCTCTGTTTAGCTGAACAAAGCTCAGGCAAGGAAAGTCATACTCAACAGTCAAGTTGTGTAGTTTTGTTATTTGAAATCCTAGCACCTGAAACTCTTTCATGCTGTCATTAATTTCATTAGATGCCATAAGTTTTAGATAATCATATATGACCATACAATCATTTGTTCTTCCGTTTTCGTCGAAGCCGACACGTTTGACAATCCATCTCCTGATAATCGAAAGTGTTTCTTCAAAAGGCTTCCCAGCTATAGTGATATAATCAAACGGAACGTCTTTAATTTTTTCTGCGGCTTGAGCAATTCTTTCTTTGCCGTTCACCATTTTTGTGAACTTTCCAGTAGAAATATCGTTGATGTTTATTCCACTGAACCTTGCCAACAGTCTGTTGAAGTGATCCTCTCTTGACATTTCCGTGTCTAATATCAAAACAGGAACTTCTAATTGGGTTGCTATGTGAGCAGCTACATTATCTGCCAGCATACTCTTTCCTGTTTTAGGGCGAGCAGCTATGAGATCTACACACTTACGTCGAAAACCACCACCAATAGCTGCGTCAAACCTTGCGAAGCCACTACTCAAACCCAGCATGTCGCAAGGATTCTCTTCCAAGTGCTGTATATAGTTAGAAACTTCGTCTCCAAGAGTTATTGGCCTGTCCTCTACGGAGTTGTTAAGAGTTGAAGATAGTTCAAAGAAAGGAGATTCGCCTATTGATATGATGGTGTCAACAGATTCATCTCCTGTAACATCGCTTATGTCTTTTATAACTCTTTTTGCTCTGAGTCTGACATCTCTGGCTATTTCCAGCTTCTTTAGTTTCTTTGCGTGAGTCCTAACATTTTCAAGTTGAACATCGAAGTTCATTAATCCTTGAATATGATTAGGAGGAACCCTGTCCTTGAAAGAGTCTGTCATTCCTAAATCTTCAGCCGCACTCAGGACGGACGGAAGATCTATGCTAGAGCTATTTTCTAATGTCTTTTTTAGGCAGGCATAAATAATCTGATTTTGCTCTAAAGTAAACGTGCTTACATCTATCATGTCGTCAACGTCTATAAAAGCTTCTGAGCCATGTTTAATTATGCCCGATAAAACAACCCTTTCGGACGCTGGATTTGAAATTTGTTCTTCCACTTGTTACCCTCCAATACATCTTGAACATCTGTAGAATTCTCCACTTTTAAGTTGAGGGTTTATCTGTTCTGTCTTTCCGCAAACATGACAAGTGACATCTAACAAATCAACCGGAGGCCGTCTTGTTGTTCTTCTGACTTCTGGAGTTGTTACTTCTGAAGACTCAACGCCATCGTCAACGAACTTATTCTCGCCAGATTGAATTGCCTCTGCTTTTGCATATTTAGATTTACTATCATTTTTAGATCTTTTTATTGAGAAGTCTAAGTCTTTTGATTTTTCTTCCCGCACCCCTTCTTGCACTGGTGTTTCTTGCACTTGTCCGTCTTCTGGCTCTCGCTCTTCTGCTGCTCCTCTTGAGATTGATTCTCCCGTGAGGCTTTTGTAGCCGAGAATAACTTGCTCCATATCATCGTTCAAAATTCCTTCTTTGATAAGTTCTAGAGGGGTCATTAGTACCTTCTCCTTCCAAGCTCCATTAATGCGTCTACTTGTCTACGCATGTCTCTAACTTTATTGTCTATCCAAGTAATGTTGTTTTCTGCTGTACTTTTTGCTTTCATAACGGACTCAGCAAAGTCATCATTAATTGATAGGGTGTGTAACTTCTGTTCCCATTTCATATATTTGCCAAACAGGTGGTCATGTTCTACTGTCATTCTGTAAAGGATGTCATTGCACCAGTTTAGTTTTACTTTGTGTTTGTTTTCTATTTTCTGCACATAGCCGCAGTATCCAGATAATAAAAAAGCCTTGCGTAGACATTCTTCAGGTTTTAGTTTCTTCAGATCGTCTTCCGTAAGGTTTACAATTTCTTCAACCTCTGGATGTATTTTTGCAGTTATTATACCTTTTAGGTCGCTGTATTCGTTTAGAGATTGTATAAGGCCGTCAAGCTCAAAGTTTTTCGAGTATTGTTTCTCTCCACTCATCTTCACCTTCCGAAAATTTTAATGATACGAATTCTATAGAATTAAGTTCGCACCATCTCTGTTTGTCTTTATCTCTGATTTTAGATTTTAGAAATTCGGCTTTGTTCTTATGAAAAAAACTCACGAACTCAAAATGCTGCCTTCCATGAACTTCCACGACAAGATTGTAGGCTGGAATGAAAAAGTCAGCGTAAAGTTTGGATGGTCTCGACGGCTTGTTTGAGCCGGGAAGGACGACCTCTTCCAAAATTGTATCATAAGGAAAAAGCGATTTCAACAATTTTCTTGCGGAAACATGTAAGTTTGATCTTGGTCTAATATCTTCGCCAGAAACTGCATATTTATTCAGCCTCCAATGATGTTCGCGACCGTCAAACCCTTTTACTCTCAATACAATATCTCCCTCATTGTGTTGTCAAGCAAGTCCCAAAGCTGTGGATACTCATTCATAAAATCTAACAGCTTAGCCTGTCCTTGAAATTTGAAGAATCTTAATACGGCATCTTCGTCTAATGGATCGACTTCTTTTTCAGACAGAATGTCAACGATAGACTCTGGACTGTCAATAGCGAAGTGGCAAGTGTACCACGCACCAGCCTGTTCGATAATGTCAAAATCAACCGCCTGCGAAAATAACTCTTGTTTTTTATCAAGACCAACACCGTAACGAAGCCAGCTAACAGCTCCACCTCCGGTAAAGCCTCCGGCAGAGGAAGTGACCACTTTCCATAAGATGCACTGACCAACCTGCTGTGAGTCTGCCTTATCGTCAATCTTCCAAGGCTGAACCCTGCTTATCTCTAAAATAGTATCAGCTTGATATTGTATTTTTACACCACCATCAGCTACCTTCTTTTTTCCATAGCCGGAGATGTTAGAAATATAGTGCGTAATCATGATTATAATTACACCTTGCTTAGGAACTACGCCGCCAAGTTTCTTTGTGAAGTTAGATAGTATTTTTTGAAGTCCCGGTCTGTAATCTCCTCTAACCTCTTCGTCTAAATCTTTTTGCGCTATCATAGAAGAAACAGAATCAATGATAATAACAGAACCCGGACATTCTTTGACTATTCTTTCTATAGCTCCTAAGTACTTCTCTGCACTCAGAGTTTCAGAAGGTGATTCAAATACGTGGATCTTATCAACGTCTAGATCTTTTATTCCTTCCAAGTTTTTTCTATTTAGTCTTCCCTCTACATTTATGTACCACACATCTCTTGAGCCATAGACTTCTTTCTGTGCATTAGCAGCTATTTGCAAAGCGGTCGTTGTTTTGCCACTCTTTGGATCTCCTATCATTTGAACCCAACTACCTTCTTGGATTCCGCCGCCAAGAGCGTAATCTAAACAAGGGCTGACAGGAATAATTTGCTTATTTTTGATTTCTTCAAATACTTCTTTGCCGCTTTTAACAACGTCTTCGCCGTACTTTTTTACGAGCGTATCAAAGATTGAAAGTTCTTTTTTCTTAGCCATCTAACTTCCTAAGTTTGCTGATTTTACTTTCTCGACCGTAAGGTTTGGAAGGTCTTGCTTTTGTATTGTCTGTATATTCTATCACGTCGGGATTAATTTTATCCAACCGTTTTTGGGATTGTTTTACAAGAGGTTCTAGATTTTTCACCCTCAAGGAATATATGCCTTTTCCTTTTGGGGAGTTTAGCGCTGAGATTATGGCCTTGTCGGTATATTTTTTTAGAAGTTGATAGGCTTTAGTTATCTGGCTTTGGAATTCTTTTTTCCACTTGGCCGTATTCCATAATGCGTAAGCTGGCCGTCCGACATTTTGCGATTCAGCTTTTCTCAAGCAAACCATTTCCGCTATGTATTCAGCGGCATTACACGGTTGACCCGTCGTTTTGTGTTTGTAATTGTCCATTCAATGCTCCGTCCTTCGCTATCAAACAGTCAGGGTTTGCGAAGGGATCTCGTTCTTCAACTCTTTCTAAAGTCATTTCCGGCATAGACCATTTTCTAACAAACAGCCTGCCGTCATCCAAATATCCAACTATAAATGAGTGTAGTGTATCGCCACCAAACATAAAAGCTGACGCACATTTACAAAAGAAGTACCCATCTTTGTTGGCGGGAACATCTTTTGCGTTGGATCTATTTTTAATTTTTAGGTTTGTGACATACAGACCCTTGTTTTCACAATAGATCTTTAGCCTAGCCCAAGCGCTCTCTGGAACTGCGTTAGGTCTGCCGTCATCTTGGTAGATAGTTTCGCCGTTTGAAAGTTCGGCTATCCACATTGGATTCTTGTCACCGTACTGATTGACGTAAGAATCTAATTGTTTGGCTACATTGTATTCACGATCTGGTATGTCCGATAGGTTCATATTACTTGTCTTTGATTATATGAATTGCATCACTATATCTTGATGTGTTCTGAACTCTCGTTGATCTGGTTTCATCGGCTAATTCAGATGCGGCTGGTGTCATGATTGTAACTCCACGATCTTCCTTGTGACCCATAAGCTCTCCAACCGTAGATTTTTCGTCCTGAGCTGTATCGACATGCCCTGTGTCTGTAGACTCGCCAATATGTTTCTTTACAGCATTCTCGGTTCTGTTTAGGTCTTTAGCTATTTCTTCTACAGACTTTTCTGTATTGTTCTCAATGTAGAATTTTTCTACCTTAGTTAGCTTTCCTGTTTTTCTTTTAGACATCAATATGGCTCCGTTCTGCCCAAGATAAATAGCTCGATTTTCTAGTTTCTAGATACTTAACGTAAAAATTAAATGTATCCTTTTGAACTTTTTTATACTCTGCCATGTCTGACTTGATTTTTCCAGAATCCATACCGTAAGGGTCTATGACCCTACCCCTGAAAAACTTAACATAATAATTTTGCACCTTATCGCTTTTTACTAGATATGCGCATGAATTACGTCCGTCTTCCTGAGATTCCGATCCGTCAGATCCGTAGTAGGTGTAATCAAACTTTTCTTCTTGAAAAAATTCACTATCCATTTTTCTTTTTCCCCATATGTATATTCATTACACCGTCCTCGTCTTCTTCCATCGACTCTATTATATCTCTTTCTTTTATTGTTGCATATATAAAAGATCCATTAATTTCATGAACCCAGCTCTCACCTCTGGTTTCTTTCGGGGTACATCTCTTATTTACGCAATGAACTTTTATGAAATGCTTGTCATCTGTATCTTCTGTCTTGATGATATTTAGTAATGGTCTATCACAGTCAGCGCATTTTACAACTACAAATTCGCCTTTAGCTTTTTCTACATACTTCTTAAATTCCATTACTTTTTCCCGTCTCTAATATATTTTGCTTTTTGGGACTTGCTCATTTTGTTTATATCGGATTTGCTGGCATCCCCAGACTTTTCCCACCAGTCCTTTTTCTTTTCTTTCTTCTCGGCATTTTGATAAGCTCTTCTGTCGTCAAGTTCGTAACGCCCCATCTTTTTGGTATTTTTCTCGGCAAGTTGCCCAAGAGTTTTGGCTTCTCCTTTTACGAAGCCAATGGGAGGTTGGTTGATAACAATTTTTATATCTGAACTTCCGCATTTACAGGGAGAAGGTTCCTCTTTGAAGCCGTGAAATTGTTCAAACTCAATTCCACAGGTGTTACATTGATAATCATATGTTGGCATGTTAATCGTACAGTGCTTTAAGAATTTTTGAGATAATACTATTTCTGACAATATCTTCTTCCGTAAGTTCGGAAATACCAACACCGTCAACGCCATCAAGACGCTCAAGGAACTCCTCAAGACCGCCTCGGTCTTTTTTTAGAAGGTCTGTTTGCTCAATGTCTCCGTTGATGACAGCTTTTGAATCCCAGCCGATTCTCGTTATAAACATTTTTAATTGTTCAAAGGTGGCGTTCTGGGCTTCATCTAATATCATAAAGCAATTATGGAAATTTCGCCCTCTCATATATTCTAAAGGCACTACTTCTATCTTGCCTTCTTCTCTGTATGCTTGAACTCTATTGCTATTTAACCTGTACTGCATCTCTTCCAGTACAGGCACAAGATAAGGATGTATTTTTTCTTCAAAAGTTCCGGGCAGGAAACCTAAGCCCCTACCACTTTCAATTACAGGTCTAGTTACAATTATCTTCTCAACCCTTTTATCTAACAAATAATCGCAAGCCAAGCCAACAGCTACTGCTGTTTTTCCTGTACCTGCTGGGCCGGTGCAGAAAGTCACATCGTTTTCTGATATAGTTCTGATGTAACCTTCCTGATTTTTGGTTTTAGGTTTTAAAGCTTTCCTTCTTTTAGTTGGTTGTCCTGCTTCTGGTTTTTTTCTTCTGGGCATTTTTATTTACCTGTAGAGCCAAAGCCTCCGGAACCCCTGTCTGTAGAGTCTAATTCTTCTACTACGTGCTGTACAAAATGTGGAACTTCCTGTATGATAAGCTGAGCTATTCTATCACCTTTTTCTACATGGAATGGTTCTTTTGTGGTATTGTGCAGACAAACTTTTACTTCGCCTCTATATCCACAGTCTATAACGCCAGCATGTCTATGAACACCTTTAACACCCATAGAAGATCTATCCCAGATTAACCCTGAGTGACCTTTAGGTATGGCTATTGCAATGCCTGTGGAAGCTAAAACAGTGGCTCCCGCCGGTATGCTGACAGTTTCAAAAGCGTACAAGTCCCAACCAGCATCATCTAGATGACCTTTGGTGGGACTCTTTGCTGATTCGTAGAGTTTTTTGGTCTCAAAAAAATTATAATTAGTCATTTTTAGTCCTAAATAATATCACACTTTCCGCCAGCGCAAGCCCATTCCTGTTCAGGTTTGACGTTGTTTTCTTCCTCTATAACTTCCGTATAGTCAACCTTAGTAAACTCCCTATTTAAGTCTACCCACTCTTTCCAGTTGTAGACATCTTTCATGCAATAGGTAAGCTTTCTTAGGTCTCCTTCAAAATATCTATCCGCAAACTTCTTACATCTGTCAGACCACTCTTTTTTGCCATTGCCTTTTATCTTAGCTCCGACACCTAGAAGTGAATCGCAGGCCGACCATAGATTGTCTTCCCATAAGTTGAGAGCGACCTCTATAAGTCCGCTGACAAACAAAGATGCGTCTCCGTAGTGACGAACCTGTTCTGTTGGTAGGTAGATTGCGGTGAATGGCGCTTGGGGATAGTCCTTGTCTCCAGTAATTGGCAACAAAGATATACCACAGAAGTATTTCCTGTTTTTATAAATAAACTTTTCTACTTCTTCCCATTCATCTGGTTTTACATTAATCGTATTAGAAACATTGTGTACAAGCCAAGGCTTGGTACACAGGGATTTATTAGTGCCGGGAATTACCCAGCTTTGCTGTGTGCTTTTTACATGTGTTAGGAGGTCTATAGCGCCAACTTGATTCTTAGTCTTAGACCCCGCAGGAACTTCTACGCAAAATGCAACTACATCATCGCTATCATTGTTAGACCATACGGACTCTTCACAGGCTCTTGGGTTTACTTCTCTAAAGTAGTTGTAAATGGGTTCCATCTTATTCGCTTGAACCCTTCGTATATAACGCTTAGCATGATGCGGATGGATACCAGAGGAAGTACCAAGAACACAACTGCTAGTACCTTCAGGCTTAATACAAGTAGTTCTAGCGGCTTGATTGGTTCCAATGATCTTAGCGACTCTTTTGTTTTCATCTTTAACTACTTTAGCCCCTTGTTTCTGCGTGTCAGGATCTAAGCATATCTCATGCTTCTCCATTATACCTGTCATGGAAACGCCGAGTAGTGCTTCTCTACTAACAATATTCTCGCTTGTCTTGCCGAGATAGGGGAATCTTGCAAACCCAGCCTGAAGAGAACCGATTATAGAAGCGGCTTTACAGGCTTCAAGGAAGTCTTCCTCTGTTTTTATCTTAGCGCAGTTAATTGTGCTTAGGTTGCAAGCCTGCCAACCGCTTTTGCCGGTTGTTTCGTCCACAGGCCACATTCCAATCTCAACACATGGATTAACTATTAACTCGGTAGAGTCAGACCATACAAAACCGGGTTCTCCAAACTCTTGTACTGACTTCATCAGTTTTGAAAACTGCTCGGCTGTTGTTTTATCTCTTAGTAATAATGCTGAATTATTAGAACGTCCTCTTTGTGGGTTCTCCACAAACCAAGATCCGGTCTTAGCTTTTGCCATCTCCTCATCATCTGCGCTAAATAAACATATAGTAGCACTTCTACGAACGCCGCCAGAAATAACAGCGTCAGCACTATGCATAACTATGTCGTAAGCTTGAATTGGAGTGAGATCTCTTATTGACTTGTCACAGAACTCTAACTCTTTAAGTGCCTTGTCTAAAATTTTTCTAATGCTAGACAGGGCGTTTTTTAGGGGTTCTGGGCCGGGAGCTTTACCGCCGCTAGAGTTTAAGAAAGATCCAGCTGGTCTAATTTCAGAGTAATCAAAGTTTACGCTTTTGCCTACGTATTCTGGAAACAGTTCATCTTGATCAAAATAGCTAGCCACCAAAACGCCAACAGCGTCTGACCATCCTTCAATGGTATCTGGTATGACAAACTTTTTAGTGCCACTTTTATTTCTGACTAGGGGTGGTAGTTTTTCTACGTGATGTCTCTGCACAGAAAACCCAGTACCACAACCGCACAATAAAAGATACATACATTCTTGAAAGAAACGCAGTCGATCACAAAAAGAGGTGATGCAGTTATAGATTCTTGCGTTGTGTTTAAAGATTGGTTTTCCACCAAACTGTAAGGCTCTTTGAGATCCAAGAACGCGCTTCTTTCGCATCATCTCATAAGCCCACTCAATGTCTTCATGTATTTCTGGCTTGTCGAAATACTTGTCAAGCATCATTTCTTTTACTCGGCTAACAGCTTCTTCCCAAGTTTCTCTTCTTTTCTTTTCCGGTATCCATCTTGCATATTTTGCTACAAAAGTATAATCAGAAAGTTCTCGAACAGACATATGTGGCTCCGTAAAAAAGTAACACCTAAAACCTAAGCGGTTTGTCTAGGTTAAAAAATCACAAGGTTAAACTAAGCGCTTAGGGCTTATTGCACATCGAGGAGGTGTTACTTTAGTTCAGTCTTTATGCTAACTCTTTAAGCCCCGACATTTTATTATACACTAGAAAAGCGATAGCTGCTTATCATTTTTTTTGTCTACCACAAGATCGTTCAAGTAAGACCATCTTGGGGTAATCCAGTCTATCTTAAGTCCATTTTCAAACAGATGGTTGTGTATTAGCTTATCTTCCTCGGAATAACTATGTGCTTTTTGTCCAGCTAAAATTTTCCAAGTTTTTATATTATTTTGCCAAAGCAGTTTAGCACACCTGTAACAAGGCATGTGCGTAACATAAGCTATCACCTTCTTTTTCGGCCTTATTATCATATTGCTTATTGCATTTTGTTCAGCATGAACCATGAAGGGGTATTTGTCCGGCCTAACCGTAGGAAGGTCGTCGTCAATCACGCCGGTACAAAATCCGTTATAACCAGCACTGATTACCCTATTCTTATGAACCAAGACGCATCCAACTTTCGTTTGAGAGTCGGGACTTCTGGTTGCTGTTAATTGTGCAAAATTTATAAAATACTCATCCCAAGTTGGACGAGTCATCGCGTTTTTTTGTTCTTGTTCTTCGTTCACGCTTCAGACGTTTCTTGTCTTTTTTGCTTTTTCT